GGTACTGGTCGTCAAGGACTGCTGTGTAATCTGCTGTCGCGTCTGCATCGACGGTAAAGGTCACTAAGCCGTTAAAAATTGGGGCTGTCAAAATATCCCCTGTAACCGTTGGGAAGCCTGTTGCCATTATTTATCTCCTAGTAAGTCATTGCACTCACGCCAATTATACCGCGTTCTGTGCTTCCTATAATGAATCCATCGGTTATGGGTTCAAGTGTTGTTACTGTTACCTGCATTGAATTAGGGCTGATATTCCACGATAGACCTTGGCATTGCAAAGTCTTAACGATAGTAGAGCCATCTGGCTGGATATTACTGATTCTTAGATTGTCAAAGTAATCCAAACCAATCATTGTGTCAGTCGGTACTGCTGGGTCTAGTAGATCGACGAGCATCTGGTCAATGCGGATAGTTGTCTCAGCTCTAGTGGCTACATAGGTAGCAGCGATATTCAGGGCATTGGCATCGGTATCGATAACTAAATCCTGTGCGCTGTACTGGTGAGGGAAGTATTTAGCAATGCTGTCTGCGTTGGCTGCGAATTGGGCTGTGCCGCCATAACGGGTTATCTGAGCCTGATTGATGATGAGCTTGTCATCAAAGGCAAACACTAGGTTCTTGTATGGAATACCACCGGTTTGATTGAATTCAATAGGAGTCCCAGAGATAGATGAAGCAACCTCATTACGAGACCTAAACACGGCTGTGCCTGAGCCATTGATAAAGAACGCACCCTGCTCTGAGAACTCTGCGTTCTTAACTGCTGCAAGGCTTGTGCGTAGGGTTGCTGGGTCAGCAATGCATTGGGATTGTCCAGTAGCGATTGTGCGCATATTGGAAGGGAATCCGACCTGATCTAGAATCTTGCCTATGCGTGTGCCGGTGGCTTGCCCTGCTCCTGAGTCTGCCACGGTTGTAACCTGAGCCAAGTTAAACAAGCGGAAAGCATCAGCGACATAGATATCGACATAGCCCATCTGTTCTGCTTGGTCATAGGTATAGCGATACTCGGTTGTATAGCCTGAGAATAAGAACTCTTGGGCTGTCGCTGTTGTAGCTGCAATACGCACTTTGCGCAAAGGCACTAAATAGCCGTAATACGGGCTGGCTGTGTTCTGTGGGTTGAAGTAAGAGTCTGGGTCAATAATGCGCACAACTGCTGTACCGGCGATGTATTGGTCTGCTTGAATATCTCTACCACGGTTAATAGTGATATTACGGACTTGAGAAGTTAGATCAACAATTGGAACTGGAACGGTAGATGAACCGAGTGTGCCAGTACCTAGAACTCCGTACTTAGCATCGCCAATCGTAAATGGATAGCCGAAAGTCGCACCTGAGCTAAAGTCAAAGGATACGGATATCTCAGCAGGTAAAGTCACGAGATAGACCAGCCGCCATTAAGTCGGTTAATAGATGATCCTGTGCCTGACATCGAAGTATCCTGCAATGCAGAAGCAATCTGCTTTCCATCGATATTAACTGATACCTGAATCGGTCCTGTTAAGTTAGATTGCTCTTCTGCTCTGCGGAAGCTGCCGGGTGTTGATCTAGGGAATGGTGTCACATTGGTCTGTGGAACTTCAGGTATCTCAGGGAATGAAGGATTATTATTCCAGCCAAGAGAACTGTTAAAGTTAGGGTCGCCTGTGACTATTAACGCAGCCTTCTTTGCTAGTTCATCTAGATATTTACCCCATGCAGCAAACGGGTTCTTAGCGTCTGGAAGGCTTGCAAGATAACCTGCTAAATCCTTGCTTAGTCCTTGAGCCGCTGCGATTTCAGCAGTTAGTTTCTTGGCTTGTGTTTCATTGCCAATTAGCAAAGCAAACTGAAGTTCAACGCGCTTACGATCCTCATCAGATAACTTACCCTGAAGCGCAGCAATGAGTTGAATCTGCTCTAAGTCAAAGATTGAGCCAGCCTTCTTGAGAGCGGCTTGTTTCTTCTGCTCTGCCGTTAAAGCCTTAGTTGCCTTTACTTGAGCATCTTGCAGTTTCTTCTGCTCTGCTTGGCGTCTCTTCTCTGCTGCTTGACTAGCTGAGTAAAGGTTAGCTTGAGACCCACCCATAAAGCGGCGACCGGCTGTTGGTCGAGGTGAGGCTTCTGCTCCTAAGCCAGCAAGAAGATTAGGGATACTGTTGCGGAAGTTCAATTCTATAAGTCTGCTTAGTAATCCACCTGTGGACTTCTTATCCAAGTCAGTTAGTTTGCCAGCCAATACTCCAACGCCACGAATGGCATCGGCAGTAAAGTTTGATAGTTCAGACATGGCATCAGCGACATCTTGAATATCTCCATCTTTGCCACCGGCTAGAGCTAGTGCATCGACTAAGCCCTTGCCAATTACTTCCTTGGCGTTCTCAGATGCAACAGTAAGCACTTGCAGTTTGCCAGCATAGGTATCAAGGAAGGCTGCGTTAGCCCCTGAGAACTGAGCATTGAAGCGTTGCTGAACTTCTGTAAATGAGACGGTTGTGAGTTGTGCCTTGGTAAGCCCAAGGTTGTATTTTCTTAATCCTCTTGTGTTGCCGTTGTAGGCATTAGCCAAGTCCTGAGATACGGTTGTGAGATCGATGCCGCTTGCTCTTGAGGCTTCGATAGCCATCGTCAAGAGTTCCTGAGACTTAGTTAGTGATCCAGTTGTGGTCAGCAATGCTTGGAAGGCAGGGCGCAGTTGATCATCAAGGACTGAACTGCTTGACTCGAGCTTAGAGATGTAGTTATCAATCTGGGGCTGTGCAAAGGCTAACCCTAGGTTCTTGACTGCTACGGATAAACGATTGGCTGCTGCCTCATCTTCGGCAAAGGCTTTGACTGATGCCTTGCCGAAAGCAACAATCTTAGTAACTGCAAAGACTGAAAGAAGCTGCTTGCCTAGTTTGCCAACAGCCTTGTCGAGTGAACTGGTTGCCTTCTGTGCCTTAGTAAAGGCTGCTTTGCCGGTGAACTCCGAAGCAATATCAACTCTTAAATCTGCCACTAGACGGGTCTCCTTGCATTAAATTTAGCTGCTGAAGTCTCGATTGCTTTGAGAACTCCTGCTGTCGCTTTGCCACGATCTTCCTCGAAGGCTTTGAAGATTGCTCTACCTGTCATCTTCTGACCTTGACCAACTAATTGACCGCCGAGCTTTGGAGTGAAGTTGCCAGTAACGCCAGACTTGCGACCGGCTGTCTCATAAATAGCACCGGCAGCAGACTTATTAAAGATAGATGCCAAGGCTCTAAATCCTCGACGATTGGCTTTGCTAGGGCTGCTCTTGTAGCTGATGCCACGGCTGACCTGAGTTCTGTCATAGTAGCGATTAGCCCAGCGACCCTTAGCGCCCTCGCGCTTAAGCCAGCCAGATGGCACTTCTGAGTTAGAAGGTAAGAAGCCTCGAGCGTTTCTAGTTACCGGCTTAAGAAAATTAGCAATCTCTTTGGTTGTCTCTTTGGCTAAATCCGGCTCAAAGTTACGCAATGCTTTACGAAGAGCGACGGCGCCTTGCAGTTGAACTGGCATCGCTTCGCTCCTTCGCTATGTCCTTAAGGACTTCTATATGTGCCTTAAACGCCACCGCAGGTAGTTCCACGATGGATTGGAAGGGAACTCCATACTCATAACTCAGACGAACTGCGAGATAAGTAATGGAGTTCCGATCCACCCTTAGACTAAAGGGTCAGACTCTAAGACCTCAACTGACTTGAGTGTCTCAAGGAACTGTTCCCCGAAAGGTTTAACGGTTTCACCTGAGCGCCTGATTGCTTCCCAGCAGAGCCAATAAACATCTGACTGCTTCTGATCCTCAATCAAGGCTTTGTGAAAGCCCTTCTTGGCGTATGCTTCAAAGCTATATTCAAGAACAGGAGTTATCTCAAACTCTTGCACTTGTCCATCAGCCCTTGTTACTTTGATTTTTGCCATTTTTAGCCCCTTTGTTAGTTATTAGGAAGTTGTTACGGCGATTGTACCGTTTACATTCCAAGTTACGCTCTGAGTTGAGAGGTCGCCAACTGCACCGTTGATAGGTGTTGTGTTATTGACTAGGCAGCTCATTGTGTAGAGTGGGTTTGTAGCTGATACTACTGCAGAAGTCTGCTTGACTGTAACGGTTGTGCTTGTTCCCCATACAGACTGAAGTGTCTGGAGTGTCTTTGAAGTTGCTTCATCATTGAAGAAGTCGATTGTGATTGAAGATGCTTCCAAGCCCTTGACGAACTTGTGTCCTGAATCGCCCATTGCTGTAACTTCAAGCTCATCGAATGAGCGGTTGATTGTTACTGCTGAGACTAGGTTAGAGAGATCCACCGCGTTTACAGTAAGAACCACTCCGTTGCTTAGATATACTGACACGGCTTATTCCTCGTCTTTCTTAGTTGTTGGTTTTGGTGCTGGAGCTGCCTGACCGATTTTAATCAGGAACTCTTTGTTCTCTTTTTCCCATTGTGCTAAATCGGTCATGATTTAACTCCATTCCGTTAGGGTACTGATTGCAATGTCGCAAGTCAGTAAATCTCCAGAAGCGATGCTTAGAACGCTTGGTGCGCTTACGCTTCCTACATTAAAGACAATGCTGGAAGCGTCTAGGAGCGCAAAGACTCGAACGATGTCGGTCTCGATGCCAGCAAGGTTGCCCTCATTGTCTAGCAATGGAACAAGGATTTGAATTCTAAAGTTAGCCAAGGGCGCAACAGAGGTTCTCTCATTGTTGGTTGGGGTAATGTATGGATCAGCAGGGGTGATGATTACTGAGTTAGCAATAGGCGTAGAAGGCGGGAAGGAGAACACGCTGTACTTGGTGTTGTCTGTAAGAGCTGACGCAATGCTAGATCGTAGGGTGGTTATCGCTGGCATCAGCCCACCATAGAACGAGGGTCAAGATATGGAGCAAGCAAACCACGAACGCGAGCCAAGAGAGTGTTACCCATGCGGTAAGGGCTAGGGGTAAAGCCATCGATGGATACGCCACCGCTTGAAGGAGCTTGACGGCTCTGCCAGATATCGATTGAGATCATAAGGCTGGCTTCCTGTACTGCTGGCTCGGTTGAATAATCTGTGTAAGTAGTTGCCGCTACTTGACCATAAGGGTAAATCGGGTGAAAAGTCTTAACGACATTAGCTGCATGGGTAGTTGTGATGTCAATGCTTTTTTCATTTACAGAATTGACTGTCTTTGATCCATTAAAGTTTGACCCGCAGCCTGTGACGGTTACTGTCTGTCCGACATAGAACACATCACTAACATAATCGTTAAAGTATAAAACCCCTGCTGTGCCGTTATTAGAGTGACCTGATACTGGAAGTACGTTTTTCCATAGAAAAGGCAACAACGCATCATCAGCAGCATCGC